CGGCAGTACAGAAGTACTCCTGGAAAGTCTGCGAGACAGATCGGCCACAACTGATTTAAGGTTGTGAGAACGGATGTTAGCATTTACATGCTCAACTACCGTCTTGGGGTTATTACTCCCAAAACCAAATTGTACAACGATCTTTTGTGATTGTCTGTACTCTGACTCTGTTGGTGCACTGTTCCAAATCGAATGAGTTTCGCGTACTTGATCGTACGAGAAAGGCTCCTCCTTTTGGTCCAAGTAATCTAACAAGTCGTCTGTGCCTAACATATCAAGCTTAGTCCAATCAGCTACATGTTGTAACTGTGGATTTAAACTGATATTTGCAGCGAAAAGAACTTCTTCTCGCATTTTGCTAGGTACAAGTTTGAGACCTGGAAAACCATATTGACGCAACATACCCAATGGGTCTGCTGACATGTTTAAGGGTGCCGCTTTGTAAGCGGGCCAGAATCCATGTTTGTCAATTATGCGACCAGCGAACTCAGCCTTATCACTATTAAATAGTGATTTGGTGACTGAGATCGAAACACCAAGTGATTCCATTGCAATCCGATAACGGCTTGCAAGGGTAGGGCAGGATATGACAATGTCATCTCCTAATACCCGGAAGTTTGAAGCGTTTCCGCCCAAACTCCTCACCATGTGGATATGGCTAACCGTAAAAGCTGCGAAGCTTGGCGCCGTACCCATCGGTTGACCGGTGTTGTAAACAACATCGCCAACTGGTGTTTCCCATTCAGCCCTACAAACGGATGCCCAGAAACGGATATCTTCTTGTAGTGAGGGGAATAAACCCTCTAACAGCTCTCGCTGTGGCGTAAATGGAAAGTGATCCGTTGCACTAGATAAATCTAGTGAGAACAATCGCTTGCCCTCAATCAACTGAGTTTGCACCCAGGTGACCGCACTTCCTGGATCATATACAACTGATTCAGGTAGGACCCTTAAATAGTTGGAACAGGCTTCTTGAAGACGGCTCAACGCCATCTGAACAAGTCTGAGTGGGTTAGCAATAAATCGCTTCTTAAGACCACGGTCTGTGGTTAATGCAGCGATCTTGCCAACAACATTAGGTTGCCCAGGGCCTATTAAGCCCTCGGAATAAATAATGTCCTCCAAGTCACCCTGTACTAGATTCTGAAGAAATTCTTCATGTTCAAAACACAGGTTTGGAGCATTCCTAACTAAAAGAGATACATGCTCATAAGGAAGAGTGTCAGCCTCACACTTGCGTGTGAGCGGTACAATCTTCTGCGTGGACATGGGTTGTTGCTTAGTAAATCTAGAACGGCGAGCTGCTCTTAAAGCCAGCTTACGATCGTGATTTGTGAAGTTGAACTTCATCAACTGCTCTGGTTGTTCTTTAGAGATGGAAAGTTGAAACTTTTCCCAATCTTCTTTAGTAACTTCCTTTGCGGCCCAACGGCCATAAATAGAAAGAATTCTGTAAGCTCTCACGAGCCCACGTCTACCTTTCTGAGCCAGGCGGCCTACACACCTAAACGAACCCTTGAAGGTTCCGTCGGGATGCGAAGCTACACTGATCTCTCCTGTGAGCAGCGATGCTCTCATGGATTTAAGGCGGTCGACGACCCACTGAATTCCATGGTGTTTCTCCCAATGGTGTAGCGTAGCTACACATGATTGGGCACCACGCAGTGGCAGTCCTTGACTCACTAATATACGGGTTATATTTACGCGTTCCTCTTTGATGAGATACATTACTGTATTTCTCCTAGTGGTAGTACCAGGCCAGTATGGCAGGTACAACGGGTATCCGTTGTTAGTGGAACGAGCTACCGTGTAATGCCTATCTTGGCATTTGCGGCTCGCTCAAGAAAAGAGCGTTTGTCTTCATCTGACATACTTAAGTACCATTCCTGGGACTTAAGCGTGGCAATAAAGACTTTGAACGCCTCTACGGTTGAAATAGATGACAAAATTAGGAGAGCTAATTCAGACTCACTTGCGTGAGGCTGAGGCTTAATCGCTTCCAACATTGGTTGGTTAATCTGAGACTTTAACTTATTTGACGACGCAATATTATTGCTAAGTGCATTAAGCACAGCATTTAATGCTCGTCGGTGCGACTTCTGGGAGAGTCTTTCTCTCATGAAGAAGTTCACAGCGCTCGCATTGTTAGCTTTATTAGCTTTCATGAGTGCACGAAATAGGGATAAAGTGAGGCCAGTAATGTCCTCATCATTCAGATTGGTAACTATGTTAGTCGATTTGAGCTTCATTAGGTCCTCCTAATTGTCTATTAACCGTTGTAGCCCGCAAGG